TAAATCCACACCGTAATAACGCATCGCATCATAGAATTTCTCTTTGTTAAAATCACCCTTTCCTGTTGATGTAACCCATATTGCATCATCACCGGTATTTGCTAACTCGTTATGAGAATAAAAATCTTTGGGTTTATACTTGTAATCATGATATCGACACCAACCCATTATAAAAGCGGCCCTATAATACCAAGTATTGTCTGCGCTGGTTGCCGATTGACCTGTCCCACCTCCTCTGTTCTTTACATGAGCGTTTGATACCATCTCAAGGTGGTTGGAATAATTAACGATGACTTCTTCTAGCTCTCCTATTGTTTTTAGTCGCAACACTGAATCCCGATCACCCTTCTTATCAGGATCGCCAAGAAGAAAGTGTGCGTGAAAAGGGTATATTAAATTCCGATTTCTGAATTTATATACATGAGCAGGGGCTGCATTTGCCCGTGCTTTCACTGCGTCTGTCAACTCATCCCACGTTCTATGTATTTTTAGATCGGCATATTCTCGACGAAGATCATCACGGCACTGCAAATTTGCCCTTAACCCTGTCGGGTTGACCATTGAATGTGCTGAGTCTATTTTGTAATTTACAGGGACAGTGGAAGGTGTCCATGTTAACAGTATTTTACCTTCTTCTGATTTTGGAATATCGACCCCTGTTAAAAGATCGTTAACCAATTTCCATTTTTCCGGGCTGTCCTTTCTTTCAAGTAACTCATGCAAATTCTTCTTTTCTTCTCCCTTTAATAGGGAATCATGATCAATAAAAAGATCAGGGTTCTTTTTCGCGAGAGAGCTTTTTCCCTCTCCAGAAGGAATAAGTATGGCACGTCTGTTTATTTCATTCTCTATCTTTGCAAAATATTCACTACGATTGAGCTCAAATTGCTTTTTCGTTATAATATTAATTTTCTGGCCATGGTCTATAGATGCGTCGACACTCGAGAAAAATTTCTCTGGGTATTTTTTAAGAAGCCTTATTACTGTTTGTTCCGATTCGACCGTAATTGTAATACCCTTTGTCGAGTGTTCCGTTATATTTATAGACCATCCATCTTGCATTTTTTCATATTTCCCCTTCATGATGGTCTGTATTTTACTAGCGAAATCTAACCCCTTGTGTTTATAGCGCAAGAACCATAACCTTTCGAGTACGCGAAATGCCTCTGGCCGCTGTTTTGAGTCGAACCTTGTTGCGTCAACCTCCAATATGTGATAGCCTTCACCCTGCTTTATTCGTAATTCGTTAAATATTGCCATCATATTTTGGTTAAGGATCATTCCCGTTCCAACCTTTGTCATTCTCCAGCATACACGTTTATTAACTTCCAACTGGATGATTTGATCCAGAAAGTAGGAGGACAAATCTTGGGCCGTGACGGTCCTTATTGGTTTGTTTTGTAACATCTTTTCAAGGTCTACAACCTGGGCTTTCACAAAATTATGATAAAATTGATTCGGATACGTCCCCGCTTCCCACATCCTCCATGCCTCCTTGATCATTTTATGACCATAACCGGCTGCAAACAGTGCCCTTCTTTTCTTATAATTGGACGATATAAAGGGTACACCCGAGCTATACGGGAGTTTATTACCCGCCTCAAAATAGTAAGGAATGCTCTCCGGGACGGTAATTTGCGCATTCTCATGAGCCACGCGGTATGTATTGTTCGGACCATCATACATTGCCTGTGCAGTTTCCTCTTCCAACATTGTTTGGAAGCTTGTATGGTAGGGCTCATACGATGGTACGTACCTCGCGATTGAAGCGCGTATTAAATTGTTGTTAAGTATGCCCAGCCACACGCCATCAGAGCCAGGCTTCGCAT